TTGCCCTTCGAGTCTCTCGCAAAGATGCCATGTCCGTCAGTTCCGTCGCTCGCGCAAGAAACCTTATCTGCGGAACTGTTGCATCAATCCCACTTGAGTATTACAACAAGCGCACAGGCGAAGTAATTGCCGCGCCTCGATGGATTAACCAGCTTGCAAAGAACCAGCCTTCATTCGTAACTCTTACTTGGATCGTGGACTCACTTCTATTCTACGGAGTGTCCTACCTTCGAGTTACAGAGCGTTATGCAGAAGATGGCAGACCAGCAGCCTTTGAATGGATTGCCAACTCACGCGTTACCTTCACAACTGACCTTGAAGGCATCATGGTCACTCAGTATTACATCGATATCCAACCAATCGACATGAATGACATTGTTACTATTCAGGGATTTGATGAGGGCGTTCTAGAGCGCGCTGGTCGCACGATCCAGTCAGCCATTGATATCAACCGAGCAGCTTCAGTTGCTTCTGCTACTCCAATGTCTAGTGGAATCTTAAAGAACACAGGCGCAGACCTACCAGCCAATGAAGTCTCTGGACTCCTTGCAGCTTGGAAGCGTAGCCGTAACAACAACTCTACTGCTTATCTCACATCTACTCTTGAGTTCCAATCAACACAGTTCTCGCCTAAAGATATGATGTACAACGAGGCTATTCAGAACCTATCAACTGAGATTGCTCGCGCAATGAACGTGCCAGCCTATTATCTTTCAGCAGATCAGAACACCACAATGACTTATGCAAATGTCCAAGATGAGCGTAAGCAGTTCTATGCGCTATCTATTGAGCCTTACATTCAGGCTATTCAAGCGCGATTCTCTATGAACGATATCTCTACAGACGGTCATGAAGTTCGCTTTGCGGTATTTGATACCTTCTTAAAGAACGATCCATTAGTTGAACTCCAAGTAATCGAGAAGCTCCTAACCCTAGGACTTATCTCTACAGAGCAAGCGATGGAAATGACAGACCTTACCCCTAACGGAATCGAAGGAATGAGCTAATGAATAACCTAATCATCGAAGCAGCCTCAATCGAGTGCAATGAAGATCGCAGAGAAATCTCAGGCAAGATTGTGCCAATGGGTACAGGCGAAGTGGGCAATACCAACATGGGCGGCGTTGTATTCGAGGCTGGCTCTATTGACATTGCAGATGTATCCAAGATTAAGTTGCTATCACAGCACGATATGAAGAAGCCAGTTGGTCGCATGATTGCAGCAGAGACTCGCTCAGATGGCATCTATGCAACCTTTAAGCTCTCACGATCTACAGGCGGCAATGATGCTCTAGTCATGGCTCAAGAAGGACTTGTCTCAGGTCTCTCAGTAGGCGCAGAAATCATTGCATCTAAGCCCTCACGCGATGGACACATTGTTGTCACAGCCGCGAAGCTCAAAGAAGTTTCTCTCGTAACTGAACCGGCTTTCAAGTCTGCTCAGGTATTAGAGATCGCAGCAGAGGAAGTTATCCCTGCTGAAGAAACCCAACCAGAAAGCGAGCCCGAAAAAGTGGAAGAAACCACAACTCCGGTTGAAGCTCCAGCAGTTGAAGCAGCGGCAGTAGAAGCGGCTCGCCCAACAGTTGCAGCGGCACACTACACAAAAGAGCGCACAGCTCCAATCACATCAGCGCAGTACCTCGAGGCATCAATCAAGGCAGCGATGGGTGACGACTCAGCTCGTCGCACAGTTCTTGCAGCTGACGATGACACTTCAACAAACACAGGACTTACACTCCCACAGCACCTCAACGAGTTCGTAACAACAACATTCACAGGTCGCCCTGCGTTTGAAGCAGTTACACGTCAAGCATTGCCAGCAGCAGGAATGTCATTCACAATCCCTAAGCTCGGAACTGCTCCAACAGTTGCAGACGCAAACGAAGGTGCAGCACCATCTGAAACAGGCATGACTTCAACTTATGACACAATCAACGTCAACAAGTTTGCTGGTCTTAACCGCATTTCATGGGAACTCATTGATCGCTCATCACCAGCGTTCATGGACTTGCTCATGACAGAACTTCGCAAGGCATACGAGAAGGCAACAGACGCAGCACTTATCGCAGCGTTCACAGCTTCAGGAACACAGGCAACAGGAGTTGCAGCAACAGCAGCAGGACTCCAGAGCTTCATCTCAGTTGAATCAGCAGCAGCTTACAAGGCTACTGGTGGAAACTTTGCTAACAAGCTCGTTGCTTCGACAGACCAATGGGCGGCAATCAACGGCTACGTTGATGGCTCTTCACGCCCTCTATATTCCGCACAGGGTCAGACACAGAACGCTTCAGGCGCAACTGTTCCAACTTCTGTAGTAGGAAACGTTCTGGGCACAAGCCTAATCGTGGATCACAACATCTCAGTATCAGGAATCGTTGACGAGTCAGCATTCCTTGTTGCTCCAGAATCAGTTTACGTCTGGGAGTCACCAACAACACAGCTTCGTCTTAACGTGCTAACTTCTGGTGAATTGGAAGTCGCACTTTATGGTTATCTAGCCATCGGAATTTTGAAAGGTGGAGTTGGCGTACGCCGCTTCAATCTCTCATAATTCAGTAATACCCTAAGTCGCTCAAGGGGGCTGCCGGAGCCCTTGCAGTCCCCTTGAGTCTTTAGAAAGGACAACATGAGTACAACAACAGTTGCAGAACTTCGCACAGCTCTCGGAATCGGAACTCTTTATACCGATGCCGTATTGCAGTCCGTCTGCGATGCTGCTGATGATGTTATGTTGCCCTTTCTATGGACTAATACGACTCCAGCAGTAGGGCATAGCAATGTGGGTACAGATGGCACACTCTACTTCAATGACTATGTGCAAGATGTGTTCTATGTAGGACAGTCAGTTGTGATCACTAAGTCCGGTACTAAGTTCAATGGAACTAAGACAATCACCGGCGTTGGTGAGAAGAGTATCAATGTCACAACAAATCACACCAGCGACAATCCTTATCACCCAATCAACCCTTATGGTCAGGTTGCGGCAGATACCTATGTCGATTACACAACTATTGCAGCAGTCCAAGAGGCAAGCCTCATGATCAGCGTTGCTATTTGGCAAGCACGTCAAGCTCCAACAGGACAAGGCGTAAGCATCGATGGATTCGCTCCAAGCCCTTACACAATGTCTAACCAACTTATGGCTCGCGTACGTGGCTTACTTGCACCTTATTTGAGCCCTAACTCAATGGTGGGCTAATGCCAGCGATTACCACCCTACGATCTAGCATCGCTTCGGCTCTTACTGATAACACTAAGTGGTCAGTATTCTCCTACCCGCCAGCGAGCCCTATTGCTAACTCTGTAATCATCAGCCCTGCTGATCCATACATCACTCCGACCAATAACGATTACACCTCAATCGCTCCTCTTGCTAATTTTTCAATAAACATACTTGTGCCATTGCTAGATAATCAAGGCAATCTTGCGGGCATTGAAGATGACATCGTGCGAGTCTTTCAGCTCTTGGAAGCATCAAGCATTGTGTTCAACGTAGGGAGCGTGAGCGCACCAGCGGTTCTCAGCCTACCTACCGGCGATTTGCTGAGTTGTACAATACAGGTCAGCACCCTAACGGAATGGAGCTAATCGATGAGCGATTGGACAAAGGAGCAAGCCGACTTTCTAATCAAAATCGGTCAAGTTCCACCAGCAGCACCAGCACCAAAATCAACTACTAAGAAAGATGAGGAATAACTGAAATGGCAGTATTCTTAAATAACGGCGTTGTACTGACAATCAATTCAGTTGATCTCTCAGACCACGTTACAGCAGTCACAATCAACCGTTCATTCGATGAACTCGAAGTCACCGCGATGGGTGACGGCGGTCACAAGTTCGTGAAGGGTCTTGAGGCTTCCTCAATCACAATCGACCTTCTCAACGATACAGCTACATCAGAGGTTCTACAGACACTTCAGGCTGTATGGGGAACTAACACAACAATTACAGTCAAGCAGACTTCTGCTGTTGTGTCTGCAACTAACCCTCTTTACACAATGACTTGCCTTATCAACAACACCACAGACGTTAATGGTTCTGTCGCTGATCTCAGTACCCAGAGCCTTACATTTAACGTGTCAGGTACAATTGCAGTAACAACTTCAGCGTAATAACTAACTAAGGGGCTAACAATGGCAAAACTCAAAGTAACAAGGGCTGATGGACAAGTGCAAGAGTTTGAGATAACTCCTGTTCTTGAATATAGCTTTGAAGCATACGCCAAGAAGGGCTTTCACAAAGCTCTGATAGAAGACCAGAAGCAGTCAGATGTTTACTGGCTCTGCTGGGAAGCAATTAGGCGTTCGGGTGAAACAGTCAAACCTTTCGGGGAAGGATTCCTTGAGACTCTCAAGTCAGTTGAGGTCTTAGAGTCTGACCCTTTAGGGTAGATCGGAACTCCCTCACCTATCTCGCAGCTCGCTTGAGTTACGAGTATGGAGTTCCCTTCCAAACCATTGTTGAGTTATCACCGATGGCGTTCAAGGCACATTTAGAAGTCCTCAAGGACATAGGGAAGGAGCGAAGCGATGCGCATCGAAATACGCGGAAACGCTGACCTTCGCAAAGCAATGCGACGCTTTACGCCCGACCTTGAGAAAGCCTTACGCAAAGAAATTGGCGCAGCTCTTCGCCCAGTTGTAAGAGAAGCAAAGGGATTCGTTCCGGCTGTATCTCCTATGTCTGGGTGGGCTGGTCGCTCATTTAGTGAAGGCAAGTTCCCTACCTATAACGCCTCAATCATCAAGGCTGGCATTAAGTATTCAGCAAGTCCTAGCAAGATAAACGCACAGGGCTTTAGCTCGATGGCAAGCGTTCAGAACAACAGCCGCGTAGGTTCTATCTATGAAGGCGCTGGTCGCGCTAACCCTAATGGACAGCCTTGGGTTGGCACTAAAGGATCTGGTAGCAACCGATACAGCAAGTCCAGAAATCCTAAAGCCGGACAACAATTCATCGCTAATCTGCCACCGCTTGTCGGCAGTCTTAAAGGTCGAGGTCGCTTGATTTATCGCGCTTGGGCTGAGAACAGAGGCAAGGCAGAAGGAGCTGTTAATAAAGCAATTGACACGGCTCTGACAGAATTTAGAGCTCGCGCTAAACAAGGTCTAGGGAAGGCAGCATAATGGCAACAATCTATGAAGAGATTAAGATTGCTTCCAAGGCTGACACCCGTGGATTTAAGAAGGCTGAATCAGCCGCATCTAAACTAAACAAGACTCTTAGAAACCTAGGCTTAGCTCTTGGTACAACTGCACTTGTCTCTTATGGCAAGGCAGCAGTCAAGGCTTTCGCAGCCGATGAAGCGGCAGCCAATCGCCTAGCAACGGCAGTAGATAACCTTGGGCTTTCATTCTCCCAAGTGCAGGTTGCAACCTTTATTGACAACCTTGAGCGCAGCGCAGCAATAGCCGATGATGTACTTCGACCAGCCTTCCAAGGATTACTAACAACAACTGGATCACTAACCCAGTCTCAGAAGCTTCTCAACGATGCTATTCAAATCTCAAGGGCAAGCGGTATCGATTTAGCCACAGTCGCAACCGACCTCGGCAAAGGCTATGTAGGGATTACTAGAGGCTTAATCAAGTACAACACAGGCTTGACTAGAGCTGAGATTACAACTAAATCATTTAACGAGATTCTCGGCATTATGCTTGCCCGTTCAGCAGGTTCAGCACAGGCTTACCTTGAAACAACCTCTTACAAGATGGAAGTCCTTACAACAGCAACCGGAAGAGCTCAGGAGACAATCGGCAAAGGTCTAGTAGATGCTCTTGCTCGCGTAGGCGGTGGCACAGAAGCCAGCGATGCAGCTAAGGCGATTGATAACATTGCCAAAGCCACCAGCAATGTAATAGTTGCATTGGGTACTGGTATCGGATTGATTGAGAAGTTCCGTAAAGGTTATACTAATTTTCTAGCAGGTGGCGATGTCGATGTCATGCTGCAAGCACCTAAACCATCAACTAATCGATCAGCATCTCCAGCAGGTACAGCACAGCGCACAGCGCAGCAGCGAGCAGCAGAAGCGACAGCAGCCAAGCGAGCCAAGGAGTTAGCAGCCTTGCAGACTAAGCAAGTTAAGGCTCAGAAGGCTTTGACTGACGAGCAAAAGAAGCAGAACGCTCTTAAGAAGGCTGGCTCAATCTTTGACCTAGAGCAAGTGCAACTCATTGCTGCCCTTAAGGGTAAGTTATCTGATGAAGATCGTAAGCGAGTAGAACTCCAGTTTGCTTTGATTACTGGCAATGTATCAGAAGCCAAGAAACTAACTAATGAAATAGCAGTTGCTCAAGGCTTAGGCGAGAAGCTCGCAGGATACCTAGCAAGCCTTCCAGATGCTAAAAACCCGTTTGCTTCATGGGGAGCGTACCTCGATATGCTTGCCAAGAAGGCTTCTTTAATAGTTACGGGCGATCCTAATTTCAACAGTTCTTTAGGCTGGAATAACAATCCTTCATTCCCTGAAATTCCTGATGTTCCAGAAACTAATGTGACACCATTCCCTAGATCAACACCCGGCAGCTTCCGCAGGGCAGAAGAACAATCAAACCTGACTGGACCGATTCAAGTCTCAGTCAATATCGATGGCAAGGCAATAGCGACAGCGCTACAAGACTCATCTCTCTCAGGTATCTCATCAAGTGTTAATAGAACCTACGGAAGCTTTGCAGGTCGCTAATGGCTTTACCTGCCGAGATATCCGTATCCTTCGACTTTAGTTCTGGTGCTACTTTCGGCTACCCATTTACTATCGGCGATGCTAAATATGGAGTTCTAGGCACAGGCACACTCGGCTCATCTACAGTTCCAGTTCCGATTGTTGATCTAACTCCTAATGTCATAAATATAACTATCAACCGCGGCAGAGACATCCAAGCCGATACCTATATCGCTGGAACAGCCGTTGTACGCATTACAGACCCAGACTCTTACTTCAACCCACAGAACACAGCCAGCCCGTATTACGGCTATCTAGTGCCTCTGCGCAAGGTGCGCATCTCAGCTACAACAGCGACAGCGCAAGAGTTCTTATTCTCAGGCTATACAACTGAGTACCGATATACCTATGACCAAGCAGAGCAGATGGGTTATGTCGATATTTACATTGCAGATGCCTTCCGCTTGTTTAACCTAGCCCAAGTCACAACAGTTGCAGACTCAGGAGCAGGACAAGCAACTGGCACACGCATAGGCAAGATACTAGATCAGGTGGACTTCCCTTCCAATATGCGCACAATCGCTACTGGACAGTCTCAATGTATCGCAGACCCAGCAACACTTCGCACAAGCCTTAATGCCATTAAGAACGCAGAGTTCTCAGAGCAAGGCGCGTTCTTTATCAACGGCTCAGGCACAGCAGTATTCAAAGATAGAAACACAGTTGCTTCATCTATCTCTGGAACTCCTATCGAGTTTAATCAGACCGGCGATATTCCTTACCGCAACCTCGTATTCGCCTTTGATGACAAGCTCATCATCAATCAGGCTTCTATCCAGCGCGTAGGCGGCACAGCCCAGTTCTACGAGAACGCAGACAGCATTGCCCGATACTTCCCTCACCAGTACAGCGCACAAGATCTAGTTATTGATACCGATGCCAATGCCCTCAACATTGCTGCCACCTATGTAGCCACTAGAGCTGAGACAACAATCCGCATCGACCAGATGCTTGTTGATCTATTAGACCCAGCAGTACCAACAGATACCATGATTGGCTTGGATTACTTTGACAATCTAAGAATCAGCAATATCCAGCCAGACGGCTCTACCATCGTTAAGACTCTGCAATGCCAAGGTCTATCGTGGAATATCAGCCCTAATTCAATGCAGGTAACAGTAACAACACTTGAACCCATAACCGATGGATTCATTATAGGAAGCACAGAACGCGGTATAATTGGCGTGAGTGCAATGACTTACTAGGAGAGAAACAGATGGCAACAGGCTTCCCAACGGTTACAGGAGATATCCTGACAGCCCCAATCTTTAACGGCTTAGTGACCTTTACCGTCGATGCAGACGCGACAGCAGATTACACCGCAGTCCTCGACGATCAGTACCAAGTCCTAGTACCTATGAACAAGGCAACAGCCGTAGCGTTCAAGCTGCCTACCAATGCCTCAGTAGCCTTTCCAGTAGGCACAGCAATCACAGTTCTCAACAAGGGTGCTGGAACAGTCACAATTTCAGCAGTCACTTCAGGCACAACAACAGTTCTTTCAGCAGGTGCAGTTGCAGCTTCTCCTACCTTGGCTCAGTACAAGACAGCGGTCTGTATTAAGACAGCAACAGATACTTGGTATGTAGTTGGTGGCATCGCTTAATGATTGGAGCAATCACAGCAGGACTCTTTAGTGTCGGTGTTGCACCCGTCACTAACAGTTATGAGTCTATTGCGACTGTAACCGTAGGCTCAGGCGGTACTTCTACGATTTCATTCAGCTCTATTCCATCAACCTTTAAGCATTTACAACTTAGAGCAAGCTGTAAGGTAAACGGAACTGCTGGAGACTTCCCTGACTTACTGATGAGATTTAACTCAGATTCAACTTATACAAATTACTTTTCACATCAAATTGGCGGCGATGGCTCATCTGCCTATGCCAACAATTCAAACAGTTCGCCAACAGCCACCGGCGGTTTAGTGGGTGACATCAACGGCGCTCAATTTACTGGCAAAGTCATTGATATCTTGGATTATACGAATACAAATAAAAATACAACGACTCGAACTTTATCGGGTTGGGATGCAAACGGGTCAGGTCAGGCTCGCTTTGCCTCTAACTTATGGATCAACACATCTGCGGTAACTTCAATTGACATAGTAGTGCGCTCTAGCCCTACAACTATTTCAGAGTATTCAAAATTCGCACTCTACGGAATTAAGGGGTAATCATGGCAGCCGGTTCAACATACACCCCGATAGCGACTACAACGCTGGGAAGCTCAGCAGCCTCTTATACCTTCTCATCTATCCCAAGCACTTACACAGATTTAGTGTTGGTAATAAATACGGCAGTTGCATCGTCGAGCGGTTCTATCCAAGCACAATTAAACGGTGATACAGGTGCGGTTTATTCAGCAACTCGATTATTCGGAAACGGTTCGACTGCATCATCTAATAGACTTTCAAGCGATAATTACCTTGCTTTCGGAACAATATCAACAACCCTTGGAACGACCATTGTCCAAGTAATGAATTACGCAAACACAACAACAGCAAAAACTTTGCTTGTTCGCAATAATGATTCTTCTTCTGCCGTTTATGCCAATGTAACTATGTGGAAACCAGCAACTCAGGCAGCAATCAATTCAATTTATATTCAAAATAATGCTGGTTCTAACTTTATTGCTGGCTCTACCTTTACCCTCTACGGAATCGCGGCGGCATAATGGCAAATACATTTGAACTTATTTCTAGTTACGCTGCAACTGGCTCAGTTTCTAGTATTTCATTTACTTCAATTCCAAGCACTTATACAGACTTGGTTCTCAAGGTATCCGCTAGAACTACACATCTTTCAGATGATGCGGTAGTCATCAAGTTCAACGGGTCTAGCAGTACTTACTCCATGCGCAGACTAGACGGCAACGGAAGCTCTGCAAGCTCTGACAATAACACCACAAACATTCGCGGAGTAACTAACGATGCTGGAAAGACTGCCAGCACATTTGGAAGTTGGGAAATCTATATCCCTAACTATGCAGGTTCTACAAATAAGTCTGCAAGCCTTGATGCGGTATCTGAGAACAACGCAACAGCAGCAAGCGCGCAGTTAGTTGCTGGTCTATGGAGTACAACTTCAGCAATTACTCAGATTGATTTAACCTCATTTAATGCTGCAAATTTCGTCATCTATACAACCGCCTACCTATATGGAGTCAAAAATGCCTAACCCAACACGAATCGAAATCGACTGCTCTACAGGCATCGAGTCAATCATCGAGCTAACTGATGCTGAGGTTGCAGAGATGGCAGCTCAGGCTGCTATTGCAGAGGAGCAGAAGGCAGAAGCCGATGCAAAGGCAGAAGCCGATGCAACCGCTAAGGCTGCTCTACTTGAGAAGCTAGGCATTACAGCAGACGAAGCGAAGCTATTGCTGGCATGAAGTACAAGCTATGCAAGGCAGGTATTCAGTTAAGGGAGCAGATAGATGATAGTTTCCCTGACAGAGACAGACGTTCCGATGGCTGGCTTGGCGATGCACGTCACGCAGCGCGCCCTTCTGATCACAATCCTGATGAGCACAATATCGTCTGGGCAACTGATACCGACAAGGATCTATCTGGAAAGGCAAAGCCGGACTTCGCCTCTGACCTTGCAGATCAGCTTCGACTCTATGCAAAGAATCATGGCAGAATCACATATATCATCTACAACGGCAAAATTGCATCAAGCAAAAGGAATTGGCGTTGGAGAACTTATACTGGGATCAATAGCCACGCTTCTCATATCCATTGCAGCTTTAGTAAGAAAGACGATTCGAGTGCTTTCTTTGATATTCCGTTACTAGGGGGAAAACTATGAACATGAAGCACCCAGCAATCGTCAGCCTTGGAGCGTTCCTAGCAGTCTGGGGTACAACCTCAAACTTTGCTTTGGACTATCGCTCTATCCTCGGTTCAATTGTGGCTGGCGTATTCGGATACGCAACTCCTAAACGATGAACGCAGTTGATCTCGCAGCTTGGGCTGTAGGAGTAATCACAGTTCTGGGCGGCGTGGCAACTTACACTCAGTTTATGATTAAGCATTACCTGACAGA